GCTAAATCCGGACAGGTGCTCGCAGTCTTCAATGCGAAGGTATTACTCACACTCGGCCCATTAGGTAGATATATTACCACCCAGATGAAAAGACTAATGCCTGAGAATGTGATGATATACGCCAGGGAGAACCAACATACTCTCAATAAATTCATCAAAGAAAAATTTAATTTTAAGAGAGAGAGCTTGGAGAATGACTATACTAAGTTTGATCAATCACAGAAAGCTGAATTTGTACACTTTCAAATTCATCTACTGGAGTTCCTAAATATTCCAAAGTACCTGATCAAGATGTTCGTCGAGCTTAAACTTGGCTATCATGATGACAAATCAACCATTGACTTCATGATTCTAACGGGAGCATTTTACACCTATATTTTCAACACACTCGATAACATGGCTTTTGCAGCTACCAAATACGCAATACCTATCGAAACACCCCAATGCTACTCGGGTGATGACTCAGTAATAAACGCTCCAGTGCAACCCACAGCCTATTTTAATGAGATTGAGAAGTATTTCCGACTCGTCTCTAAACCCTTGTATTCAAAGAGACCCATGTTCTGCGGATACTATTTTACATCTCATGGTATAATTAAGGATCCAATCCTTGTTTACTTTCGACTTCAATTGGCCACTGAACAAAATAATCTGATCGATACGATAGAGAGCATTTACTTCGATCACCTTTTCGCTTATCTACTCGGTGACACATTGTATGATCATATTGAACTAGAAGAGTTGGAGTATCACCAGGCCAACTGCAGATTCTTCACCCAGCACAAGAACTTAAATCGTTACTACCACAAGCAAGTAACCCAACTCAATAAAACGCTGAACAATTACATCGAGAAGACCAATGCAATCTGCTCTGTAATCTAAACGAACTGCTTCTCCTCCAATATATATTTAATACCATAGATTGAGTCGTAACCTATTTTTAGGGGACGTTTCTGTTATTTTATCTTTATTTAATGAAAAATACTAATTTATTATTGGCTTAAGTTTTAACCGAGA